CGATTAAACCTTTAGCATCTGAAGAGTTTTCTGATCCTATGTATGCAAATACACGATACTGACCTTTTTCTCTTAATACAATGCTACTAAATATAGGGGTGCTAGATAGAAAGATATTAGCATCTTTAGCTATAGGGTCTGAGGCTACATCTAGTCCGAAGTCACCAATCCTGTCAGTAGCAGAAAGTAATCTAAGTCCATCTGGAGCTAGATACATAATATCGCCCCCGACTTCCTGTATGGTATCTCCATTTACACAGCCTATGCGATCTGTAATGGAGGATAGAGAAAATGCATCTGCACCCGTAGCAGTACTGCCTGTAAGTTTTTTAACTGTATTATCTGTGAAAATAATAAGTTGTTCTCTGAATACTGCAAGCCCTGTTATAAGATTTCCAACATTTATACTGCCTGCACCATTGCCTGCTTGAAAATCGTTTATTGTAGAGGGCGCAGTAAAATATACATTGTTACCTTTAGCATAAAAAGCTGTGTCTTTAAATATGGCTACAAATTTTGCACCTTCAACATCTGTACTATTAGAGGAGGACATATAAGTAAAAGAGTTACCTGAAGTAGAATATATCCCTGGATAATTAGTGCCATCGACAAATACTACTTTGTCTGTGCCATCAAGATTAAATGTAACAGACCGAGCTTTTCCTGCGTTCGCCTGTGCGCCTGTAGCCATACTAGTCCACCCAGAACCTGTGCTGTAGTACCACTGCGTTAAGTTAGAGCCATTTTTTCTTCCAGCAACAACTCTGTTTGCGCTTATAGCTTTAACACCTAATACAGGGCCAGATCCGGGAACTAATGTAGTGCTGTACTTGTTATAGCCTCTTATCTTTGAGTAGCCACCTTCTTTGTTTGATTCAAAGTTTTGTAATATAGTAGCAGAGCCAACAGCATTAGCCCCCTGCTGAAGAGGACTTAGATTGGATATTAATCCACCTTTAAACTCTATAGGAAATGTTTGCCAAGCTGTAGCCATTAAAAGTGTACTCTTGTATCTCGCAAATATTCAGTGCGGTTAATGTGTATGCTTCGTAATTGCTTAATGCCTTGCTCAAAAGACTGCATAGCCAATTGAGAAGCTTGCATGTCACCTCTAAATTGATAAACATAGTACATGGCACCTGCTACAACAACGTGCCTATATGGTTCTGGGAGTGATGGCACATCATCGTGCAATACTAAATCATAACTTGTAGTGTAGTATTCATATACTACTTCATATGCTTTATCAGGAGAAGGTACAAATATAATTTCTCTACTGGGTGTCCTAACAACAAAACGAGGTACAGTTCTTAGGTTTGTACTAGAGTTATACTCATTATCAGCAAACTTGTCAAGGTATTGTTCATAATCTAATGTTTTTAATTTAGTAGTTTGTACATTTAAAGTGTCATCTCTTTTAATGCGAAAGCTATTCATATTTACAGTTTTAGCATCATATGGAACACTGTAGCGAACCTCCCCCGGAAGTAACACTTCTGTTTCTTCAACGTGATTGAAAGGCCACTCAAACTCTTCTTGGTTTATATGCCTAACTGCAGAGTTTACTGCATCTTTTGCAAAACTGTAGAAGCCTTTAGAGGAAACAAAAGTAGAAGATGTAAGCTCTACTTCATTTAACCTTCTATTAACATCGTTAACTAAGCCTAAAAAATTATAAGACACTCTACTTCTCCTTTACCCGAACAAACACAGAACGTTCGTACTGAAGCCCTTGCGCCGTAGTAATTTGACAGGTAACTTTATACCTAATGTTGTTAGTTCCTAAAGAAAGACGTATAGTAGAAACTGTGTTAGTATTAGTTTTCTGCACCATCTGAAGGCCGTTAACAACACTAGCGGCTGAAACTGCTGTTTTAACACCCGCCGCATTATCAATAAAATAAGATACCCCAGAGATAGTATCACTATTAAGGAAGCGTGACCAATCTATGTTGTAATCTAATATTTCATCTTTGTCTTTATCAGGCCATTTATATGACATTAGTAAATCCTTATGCGGCTATTTTTATAGTCCTATTACCTGCATCAGAAGCTGTAGACTGTATGAATACAGTTCTATTATGAGGGTCTGCAGGTACGTGTACTGTGTTATTTGTGTCAGCAGTTACTAAAAATAAGGTTCTTTGTCTGCTGTAGTCATTTGCAAAGTTTTGGTAAGGGAACTGTACTGCAGTAGGATTACTTAGTTCAGTTATAAATGAACCTCTTAAACTGGCGAGTATAACTGAAGCTTCTGCATCCTCATCTGCAAAATTATTTAAACCACTAGATAAAAGTAAACTTGTTGGAGTTAAACTTGCTCCACCTTTTGCTTCTAGTTCTTCATTGTTTATTACGCCAACTAAGCCAATTACAGGTGCAGAACCTTTAACAGAAGCTATTAATCCTGTTTCTGTAACAAGCGTAGTAATTGCTGGGGTATTTAGTTGACCACCCATTCCTGAGTGATAGAAACAGTAATAATATAAGGTTGGTGCGTTATTAGCAACTACAATTTCAGTATACGCACCAACTTGTCCTGGAGTTCCAACTTTCGTAACACCAGTTGTGTATTCACTTCCACCTAAATGAGTACCACCAGAAGTAGTCGAAAGTCTTAACGGATGCCCTGCATTTGTAGGCGGTGATTGATCAAACCTATATGTTGAACCTTCTGTTAAACTTATTGTTGGATAAGCATAAGTACCATCTATGTAGTACTTGTTTCCTGAGCCTGTGTTTGCTACAGTTATAGTAAGACTAATAGTTCCTGCTGATGGTGTATAAGCTGTTCCACCCATGCCTGAGTGATTAATACAATAATAATATAGTCTTGGTGCGCCAGTAGCTACAGTTATTTCAGTGTATGCACCTGCACTTCCGGGAGTTCCTACATAAACAACACCAGTTGTGTATTCACTTCCACTTGCATGAGTGCCGTTTGCTGTTGTAGAAAACTTTAAATTATGACCTGAATTGGAAGAGTTAGACTGATCAAATCTATAAGTTTGTCCTTCTTGCAAATAAAGTTGTTGCTGAAGAACAGAGTCTACATAATATTTATTTGCTCCATAGTAGTCAGTAGCGACAGTTATTAAATATTCAACAAAAGTATTTGAGTCATAAGCTGCAGATAAAAGAAGAGAACTAGGAGTAACATTTGCTTTACCAAATGAAGAAATTATCCCTTTTTCTACAGATGCTGTAACACTACCTGTAGTTATACTTGCTTCTGCATCAATGTCAATATTTGGATTAGCAAAAGAACCTAATATAGAAACTACAGTGTTATTTGCTTTAGCATTTAGTGTTGGAACAGAGACAGAAAGTGCAGAGGATACTGAAGGTGTGGCTTTATTTGCTTTGGCTGAAGTAACTAAAGAAGGTGTACTTATAGAAGCGACTATTGATGCTAAATTAAATTGGCTATTTGCATCTGCAGAAAGGGTGGATGCAACTGTTTGTACTTGAAGTGAGGAGGGTACAAAAGAAGCTTCTGCAACAACAGAAATAGATCCTACACCTGTCTGTACTAGTGTAGTAGAAACATCTGCAAAACCCGCACCACTACCATCAGCTTGGGCAAAGGTTGTTTCTGAAAAAGCACTAAAACCTAACATTAGTCTTCCTTATTAAAGTTCAAAGTCACGTTGGCGCTACAGGCCAATCATCAGTAACGTGAGGCCAATTAGCATGGGTAGGTAAATCTCTGAGTGCTTGGCGGTAAGTAGCCCACTCTTGAGTTTTAGACTCCGTTAGGTTGTCAGGAAGCTGAGTCCAATCGGTATCAGCCAGTGTTCCATCCCGCATTGCTCTATTAAACAGATCTTCATCACTATCAGAGGGTCTTCCGTTAGGAAAATCCTTATCAGCAGCCGCAACTACTCTAAGAGTAGTCCTTACTTCGTTGCCTTCTTCATCTTGAAGAACTTGGATAATGTCATAATCTCCATCTTCCCTTTCTTGCATAAATTCATAACTTGCACCTGCCATGTTTATTTTTCCTTTGTTCTATATTAAGTCATTTGGCCTAGAGAATATGACGCAGCATGTATGGAATACATATTACCTGAACTGGCACTAAACCTTACTTGAGTTGCATGATCATTAACGTTGCTATAATTATAGAAAATTCCACCGCCCATGCCTGCGTCTGTATTTCCACCTCCACGGCTTTCTGTAAAAAATTGAAAGCATCTTACTCCTTTACCATTAGGTTCTGATTGCTGTACGTTATGTACATAAATCCAAGCTTCATTTCCAGTAGCACCTGTTCCTGAAGCAGAGCCTCCTCCAGGCCGCCCTTGTGATCCCCAATAGGTACAGTACGCAGGAGAAGAAGTACGGTTTTGAGCATTTTGAGATCCTGCTGAAGTTGCAGTACTATAATGCTGTAGGTCACTATTGCTAGCATTCCTAAAACTAAACTGCAAAACGGCATACCCAGACACAGTAAACTGGCAGGAATACCTAAGTAAATATGATGAAGGTGAGTTTGAGCCAGTAGCAGGAGGTATAGGAAATGTAAATCCTGTTGTATTGGAAGATGAATTAACTTCAAAAAAAGGTTCTAGACCTTTATAACTAAGTTCAGAGGTTTGGACGCCCATTACCCAGAACTCCTATCTAAAAGAGAGTAAGCGTGTGATATGCCAGTAAAGGTGCCTGAAGAATAAGTAAATTTAAGAGAGCTTATTCGTGATGAGTTAGAAAATGTAAAGCCACACTTTCCAACTGTGCCCGTGTTATCAGCTTGTCTAAGATAACTCATATACATAACACCAGAAGGGTATACATTTGCAATACTACTTTGGAAAGCGTTGCTGCCTTCATTCCTTATTCTACCAAAAATTCTAACATACCACAAGGTATTAAAGTTGTCAGGAGATTGGCCTGTAGCAGTTAGAGGTTGAGGAGTATTTATTGACAAAGACGTAAAAGCACCACCAGTTGATCTTGGAGAGATAGATAGGTAGGAAATGTTGGTTGCTGTTCCTGATGCATCAAGAGAGGTAAAGGTTTGAAATAGTGGTCTAAGAGTAGAAGAGTTGGTATCATTACTTCTCATCAATACCCAAAAGTAAGTAAGACCCGCCGTTGAAGTTGCAGTGGATGGGTTTTGAAGGTTTACAGTCATAGAACTTCGTTGTGTATTTATGTTATTATTCTGAGATATGGTTTCCATACCTGCAGCGGTGAGTTTAGCTGTGTTAGCCATTTATAGATCTTTCATTAAAATTGTACAGGAGAAAACATTGGTGTAGCTGATACTTCACCCTTAATATTTCCAGAGCTACACTTAAACCTTATGCTCCTAACAACTGAGTTTGGAGTTCTTACATAAGAAGTTCCATTAGGATTAACGTGAATACCAAAGTATGTTACATAGGTTGACTGAAACGATACGCAAGGAAACTTGTTAGGTCTTTGGTAAGTATCAATATCCATGACAAAACCTACTTGTGTTACGTCAGTAACACCTGGTGTCCAATAGTTTAGCCTACAAGTATTTGTGCTAAACCTAAAATAACCTGTTGTTCTGTCCGGGTCAAGACAGTAAGCTTGATCCAAAGCAGTGCCACTTCCATCTACAGAGGAAAATAGCTGATACTCAACTTGAATGGAGGTAGTACTCGTTGTAGTTGATCTAAGACTACCATAAACTAGAAAGAGGCCACCAATGTTGTCTGAAGCACCTGGATTTTGATTTAATTCGAGTGTTATACTAGAAGCCCCATTAGTAGCAACACGATTCCTCTGTTCAAAGCCAGAGGTAGTTAATTTCATATTTGTTACTGTCATTAGGTTAGGCCTAGTTCAATTTTCATTTGATCCATCTGTTTCTGCTGATCTTTAACTGTTTCAATTAATAGGCCTATTATAGCATTGTAGTTAACAGACTTAATACCTTTTTCATCTTCATGGACTGCTTCAGGTAAAACTTTTTCTACGTCTTGAGCTATGACACCTGCAGAAGCTTCACCTGTGTCTTTCCAATTATATAATACTCCGTTTATTTCTTTAAGTCTATCCCCCGAACGGCTAATAGGTTCAATGTTAGTTTTTAAATTTATGTCTGAAGTAGCAGTGAAGGATGTGGCTGATACAGTAGAAAATGTAACCGCACTATTGGTGTTTAAAGTTTGGTTTGCTCCAGGGCCAGCAGGGCCTTGTGGGCCAGTTGCACCTGTCGATCCAGTAGATCCAGTGCTTCCTGTGCTTCCGTTACTTCCATTACTACCCGCATTTCCTTGTGGGCCTTGTGGGCCAGTACCACCAGTAGATCCGTTACTACCATTATTTCCTGCAGGGCCTTGGGGGCCTTGTGATCCAGTAGAACCTGTACTACCAGTCGAACCTGTCGAGCCTGTAGATCCAGTTGGCCCTTGAAGTGCCGCATTAGTAATCGTTTGCTTTTCCCATACACCAGCCGAAGCATCGTAGACAGGTATAAAGTCACCACCTACGGCGTCTGTGCCAGTAGAAAAAGCTGTTAGGGCAGCGCCTACGTTTGCTGCATCTGTTACATTTGCTGAAGCCTCTACCGCATCTAGCTTACTCTTCAGAGTATTTGTAAAGTTTCTTTGTGTAAGCCCGTTATCACCTACAGATAGTGAAGCTGATGCTAAACCTGTAACATGTCCATATGTATCAAGAGTAACATCTTGAATGAAAGTTGTACCTGAGTTGTCTACACTTGCTTGACTAGAAGTGTCGGAGTGAGCAAGGGTTCTGTTTGCTGTAAGATCTCCACCACCAGTTAATCCACCTCCTGCAGAAATAGTACGAGCAGTAGGAGCTTTTGCATCTAGTGCAGCTTGAAGGCCATCTACATTAGAGATAACGTGGGCGTGACTGTCATCTTGAACAGAAGTAGTAATACTAACATCTGCTGAACCATTAAAGGCTACAGTACCTACAACATCACCTGATAGAGCTATGTTTCGAGCCGAAGCTAAAGTTGTGGCAGTAGCTGCATTACCTGTAGCTGACCC